GATCACCTGAATGCCGGCGATCATGTCGATTTCGTACATCACGCGGCCGTCGATTTCGAGCTTGTAGTACACCGGCGCGATGGCGTGTTTGATCTCCGCCGGATCACCGGCTTTCCAATCACCCAGGTCGACCTCTTTCAGCAGCCCGCGCAGGGTCGCCACGACCGCCGTGACCGTACCTTTGTGGCCACGGAAGGCACCACGAAACGACGCGTTGAACGCCGAGCCATCGGCCAGGCCGAAGTGCTTCAGCGATTCGCGGCGCACGCCCTTGGTGACAAAGGTCGCTTCCATCTTTTCCAGGCCCTGGGCCATCTCGATGGAACCGGCCATGCCGCCGGCCCGGTACTCGTCGGTTTTCACCGTCAGCTTGGGCAGGGTCAGGCTCGGCACGTCGCCAGCAAAGTTGACGCCGTCGACGAACAGGTTGGTGTTGAACAAGGTTTGAGGAATCATGCAAAGCGCTCCTTAAGCGTCGAGGACTTCGGTCAGCCACTGGTTGGTGACTTCGATCAGGAAGTTCGGGTTTTCCGCCGGCGGCACGTCGGTGAAGCGGATGCGCCAATACACCTTGCCTTGCTCGATCTGGCTGGCAGTATTGAGCTCGGTATCGGCGAACACTTCGAAGTTGATGATCGCGCCGGCGTTTTTCTGATCGCGCATGAACGCGTCCAGACCTTCGGTCACTTCCTTGACATAGGTCTTGGTGATCGAGCGGTCGACCGCCCATTTGTGCCCTGCCTGGATTGCATCCATGAGAATGTCGCAGGTGCGCACGCGGGTGACAAACGACCATTTCGGGTCGCTGGACAGCGTGCGGTTGCCCCACAGGCGATAACCGCCGTCACGAATGATCGTGGCGATGAACGCGTTGTTCAGCAGGTTGGCCCGGCAAGTTTCGTCGCCGTCGAGGTATTCAATCGGCCGCTTGGTGCCGGTGATGCCGACAAACTCTTTGTTCGACGGCGACGCCCAGTAGCCGTAGTTGGCATCGGTCCAGGCGAACAACCCAGCGACCCAGGCAGAGCCCGGCGCATCGACTGTCGCACTCTCGATCGTGTCCCAGAACTGCACACCCGGATCGACCATGTAAATGCGCTTGCTGCCGAAGTTCTCGGCATATTCCATCGCCGCTTCGTCGGTGGTGTTCGGGCCATCCACGATAGCGATCGCACGCAGCTTGCCGGCCAAGGCATCCATGGCGGTCGCCACCGCCTGGGTGGCGGAATGCCCCGGAGCAATCAGCAACTTGGGCTGGGCGTTGTGCACGCTCTTGCCGTCGAGCAGCGCCTGCAAGCCGGTCCGCTGGCCGGAGGCCAACACGCCTCCGATGATGGCTGAAGTTTGCAGCGCTTCGTCTTCCAGCTTGGGCACGCCCACCGCGACGATCACCGCCTTGGCGCGCACGTAGATGGCCGCTGCCGCCTTGGCGATCGCCGAGCCCGCACCGAAGGCGGCAATGGCTTCGCGCTCAGACGTGAGCAGTATCAGGTCGCCGACCTTGGCCGTGCCACCGCCCAGAACGCCCGGGGTGAAGGTGTCGCACAGGCCGATGATCGAAGACGACGGCAGCGAGATAGTGCGCGCCCCCGTGTCGATCAGCGAAGTCGTGACGCCGTGAAAAAAAGAACCACTCATAGTCAATCTCCAGAAACGAAAAAGCCCCGTATGAGCGAGGCTGTGAGGGGTGATCGTGTTACGCGTAACGGAAAAGAAAACGCCCCATCAGTGCGGGGCGTTTATTGGGTTTGCTCGGCCAACCATGGCGGGGCAATCGGGCGGTGATCCACCAGGGGAAACTCCGCGCCTTGCGGCCAGTCGCGCAACTGCCGACGATACGTCAACAGCGCGCTGTACTGCTCGGCCGTGAGGGTGGTCGCCAGTCCTTCCTCGACCTCGTCACGGTGCCGGGTCACGACACCATCGGTCGCCGACAGCAGCGCGTCGCGCCAGGCGCGTTCGGTCGCGGCCTGTTCTTCCGGCGATGGCGGCGGCGGGTCGGCCAAAAACGGATAACCGTCATGGTCAAAGTTGATAACCAGCCCTAGCACCTCGCCGGCCAGCAGTTCAGCATGTAGTTCATCCGTAATTTCCACCGCATCCTCTGGAATTGGCGACTGGCGGTCTGGCTCGTAAAACCCGCGTGTTGATTTTGAAGCGAACATATAACCCCCTTAGTTACCGATGGCTCGCCATGTGCCCTGCAAAGTCGTAACGCTGGCTGATAGATTCCAGAACCGCACCTGCGTAAGCGACACGATTTGGTAGCCGACACCTGGCGCCGCCGCACCGGTTGCACCAGGTGATGGATTGACGGCAAACACGTTGGCTGGAAAAGCCTTTGGGAAGGTAATCAATACTGAGCTGTTAGCCGCAATTGCGGGAAGAACGCCCCATTGCTCAACATCCCCTGAAGGGCTGTTCTTCCATCCAGAAGCGGCCATCAAAGCCGCGAAGTCGGCGTTAGTCCCTAGGCCACTTGTCGACGATACAAGCTGCCAACCATTGGAGCCGATCGCCACCAGCGTCAGGCTTTGCCCCGCGAGAAGCGCAACAGAACTAACGGTCCCGACTGCGTTGTTAAGCGTTGCGCCAGCGCCTGGCACAATCGTCATAGGGACAGTTGTCGCGAAAACTGTAATCGAGATCCCTTGTGGAAACCCCAGGCTCACTGGCGTCGGGAGCGCGAGCGTCATACCAGGAGTCGAAACCCACAAAAGCTTCCCGGCATCCGCCGCCGTGATGGATCGAGAGGCAGCTAACGCGGTAAAACCGCTGTAGCCGCCTTTTTCACGCATTACGAACTCGCAAGTGGCCAGGGACTTATCGCCGGTGAACTGTGGCTGAGTGAGCCAGTTCGCACCAAACATAATGCCTGCATACTTGAGCGCTACCGAGCCACCAACCAGCCGCCACAGCGTACCAATGCGAATAAACCGAGCGGTATCGCCGAGGCCCATCGCGATGTTGCCGACGTAGTTCACGGCGTCGATGATGTCAGTACCGCCGGCCGTTACCGTGACCGTTCCCTGTCCACAGACGACCTCAACCACAGCACCGCGCGGGATCACCCCGGTGGGCAGCGTGGCCACCATTGCCCCACTGGTGGCAGAAGCAAAGGCCGCCACCTTGCCAACATCCGCGAACGTCAGCACCGCCGACGCCGAGTAGTTGGTGTAGTCGCCGAACTCCACCCCGCGCCGCTTCAGAAACGCCGCATTGATCAGCAACAGCGAACTGTCGAACTGCGCCGGCGTGTTCGCCGTGGGGTTGACCAGGGCCGGCGAGTTGATCGGCGCAAAGCCTTGCGTCACGTTCTGAAACGTCAGCGCCGTGGTGCCTACCACAATCGCGCCATCGGTGGTCAACTGCCAACGGGTGTCGGCTTGCGTGGTGCCCTGCTCGACCGACGTCAACAGCGCCGAGGTGACTTCGGCGTTGCTGTCGGCATCCGCCGCGCGCTTCCACGCCAACGTCGCCACCAGCCAAATGCCATTGTCCTTGGACACGACCTGATTTTTCACCAACACGCGATCACCGGCCGCCAGGGCCACACCGTCGACCGTCTGAAGCCCGGCCAACACGATGTTGGCTGTGGTGGCCACGCGCACCGATTGCTTGCTGTCGAGCTTATTCAGCTCTTCCACGATCCGCGTATCAACGTAGTCGCGGGTCGCCAACACCACGGCCGGGTCAATCTTCAGCGTGATATTGCCGGTGCTGGCCACAATGAAATTCATCCGCACCACTTGCGTGCGGCCCGAGCCTTGCGACAGTACCGGCTTGAAACTCGGCGCACAGTTGGCCACCGCGACCAGATCGCCGTCCGCGTCGTAGAGGCCGATTTCGCGAATCCACCACCCCCCCTCATCGGCCGGAATAACCTGCTCGGCAATGATCACCGCCGCGTTGTTCGGGTCGACCTTCACCTGATTAAGCGGCCGGCGCCGGCGCTCATTGATCAGGCTGGTTTGTGCCGCGCTGGGCACCGGGTCGGTGCCGTTGGCATCCCCCACGCCCATTTGGGCAAACGTCCAGGCAACGCCGAGCGCGTCGGCGTTCGCCTGCTTGGCCATCCCCACATTCGTGAGGGTGGCGAAAAACTGCGAATTCGCATCAATCATAATAAACGTCCAGGGTGTCTATGGAGTGTTCGCGGCCAACCACGCCGAGGGTGCCGCTGACCTCGATGTCACGCGCAACCGGTGGGTAAACGTCGATTTCGTCGCCGTCGTAAACGCTGACCGCGACGCTTAAAACGCCTTGGCTTTCCAGGCTGATCGCCAAGCTCGTCAGGTGCCGCGTCACCGGCTTGGCGTCGTCGATCAGGCGCTCTAGCTCCTGATACATTTCCTCGGTGATCCCGGTGTCCAGCACGCCGACCTTGAGCGCGAAGGTGCCCGGCACCCCCTCCGGCACCATGTTGAACCACTCGATAATCTCGATCAGGTAGCCCAGGGGCTCGACCACCCGGCGCATGGCGCCGATGGTGCCCTTGTGGGCATGGATGTAATACGACGCCTTGATGGCCGCGCGCTTGGTCGCCTCGCTCCACCGGTAATCCCAGCGATCGACCGACCAGGCCCACGCCAGATACGGCAGCAAATGCACCGGGCAGGTGGCGGCGTTGTAGAGCGTGCGCAGCGGGACAATCGTTTTTTCGTAGAACGCCGCCTCCAGGGCGCGCTCCAGTTGCGTGCTATTGCTCGGCAGTAGGCTGTTCATGTCAGACCGCCAGATTTACGGTGACTTCAGTGCACCACGCCGCCTGGGCCTTGGTCGGGGCCAGGTCCACCCAGCCAACCAGCTCAACCCGAGACACGCCGGCGATATGCAGTTGCGCGTCCACCGCCGAACGCGCCACCTCGACCCCCAGGCGCTTGCGCGGGTTGATCCAGGCGTTAACGCGGCTTTTGGCCTCGGCCAGACTGGCGTCCGCCTCAGGCCCGACACTGCTCATATGCAAAATGGCATCAATGCGGTAGTCGATAATCTGCGCGCTTTGCACGGTAAGCCGATCGCCCAACGGCCTGACATCCTCGTCATTCAGCCCTGCCTTGACCGTGGCCAGCAGCTCAGCGCTGGCCACGCCTTTACCCTCGGAACTCAACACCGTTACCGTAACGTTGCACGGCGCTGGGCTTTCCGCCGTGGCGTCGGCCACCAGGCCAGAGGCATTGCGCGCGTGCAAGATGTAGCTGGCACGCGGGCCGGCCGTGGTCAGCCCTTCAAAGGCCAATTGAATGCGCTCGCGAAACGGGTCGTCCTGCTCCAAAATTTCCGGAACCGGCGGCACGGCCAGCAGATCCTCGGCCTGAATGACCAGCCGCTTCAGGTTGTAATTGGCCCCGAGCTGATCGAGGTCGCTACCAATGGCATGTGCCAACAACAAGGCCTTGGCCCCATCGTTGACCCGGGCGCGGTTGCCGACCTTCTGGTAAGCCGCCACCTCCAGCAGCTTGACCACCGGATCACTCTCAAGCGGCGCGCTCCAGTTCGGGCCCATGTAGCCGCGAAAGACCCCCAAGCCTTCCTCATACACCGCTTCGAAATCCAACGGTTCCAGCACGCTCGGCGCAGGTAGCGACGACAGATCAACGATGCTCATACGCCCACCTCCAACAGCACGCCGTCGCCTTGATATTTGCCGGCGATTTTCAGATTGATTTGCCCGCCGATCACCGAAATGACCCGCACCTGGTCCAGCTTCAAACGCGGCTCCCAGCGCCCCAAAGCCCTGGCGGCTTCCGCCTGCACGGAGCTTTTCCAGCCCTCGTTAACGGGCAGGTCGACAAAGCGCGGGAGCGTGCTGCCGTACTCTGGCCGATGTCGCCGGCTGCCCAGTGGCGTGCCCAGAATGTCGCCGATGGACTGCCGCAAATGCTCGATGCCGGAAATGGGCTGGCCGGTGTGGCGATCCATTCCGATCATTTTGATTACTCCGGTAATTGCTCCAGATCTGGATGCGCTTTCAAAAAGGCATATTGGTCATCACCACAAGCAACG